GTAGACGACTTAATTTCTCTTGGGTCTTATGAATACTGGAAAATCCTTAACGGAAAGATAAAGCCAAGACCGTATAGCATAACTGCTCATTTTAACCTGTACTACAAGGTAGGCATACGTGCTATGTTAAAAGCAGTATACCAGAATAAGCCTATTATATATGACTTCTTTGGAAACAACGCCCTTCCTCCTGTAGGGTCTTACAACTGGAAGAAGCCAGACCAAGAAGTATTTGTAGCAGAGCTACCGTTTATTATCTACGACATGGTTCTGGACAACATAGCTAGCCGGTTTGAAAATGAAGAATTCGATGTTTGCCACTATATCATAAGGTGCAAGATATTTCAGAACGGAGAAGTCAAGAAACACCAAATAAGAAAAATAGGCGGGAAGATCTCAAACGCTCAGTTTTATGAAGACTATGTGGATCTAGCACTGAAAGACGCTATTCAAGAATTGAGAAACACTACAGACATACGCACCTTGTTGTCTGATGAAAACTCCGCATTGAACCCTATTTATTACAAGATAGCCAGTCAGGCAGGCTAAGGAGACTATGAAAATAGCTACGTGGAAGTTAAAAGAAGTGCTGGCAGAAGACAGAAAGCTCTCCAGAGGGCTAGACCCAGTAAACGCAATTTTGTGCCTGTGTGCTAGGCACACGCTGTTACCTGAGATATTTAATACGTTCGGCAGGGATTCAGTACTGTCCTTTCTTGATCGGTTTGGCGGCAAGACTATCAAAGTGCCTTCTGTGAAGTCTGTGTATGACGCTTTAATTGCTATCACCATCTGGGATGCTTTAGAGAAAAGCAACACTCCAGACACTATAACAAGACTAGCTAAACGCTTTTCTTTGAAAGAAAGCGAGGTTAAAGCGCATAGAAATAAGGTACAGGAGATGTTAGATGCCCAAGAAAGGATCAAAAACAGCGAAATTACCGAGCTTAAGCGACGATACCTTAAAAAAGATACACGAAAGAGAGCCGGGGAGTCATCCATCGCAGCTACCGCCAGAGAAAATCTTGCATACGCAAGTGGAAATAGAAATAGAACGGTTAAGAGGAAGAGAAAAGCCAAGCTTAAAGAACAAGTTGAAGCTGGCGGAAGAGAAGCTACGGAAGCAAGTGACCCAGCCTGAAGAGGACAGGGGGCTAGTAGCTTCTACTACAGAAGAAGATTTAGTCCGAAAGCAACAGAAAACAGAGATCACTAAGTCTTTAGAGTCTATCATCAGGTGGCTTAACCTGAATGAAAGTCTATTGGACGCTGAAGCCATTCGTCTAATAGATGAGCGGCTGGAGTCTCACGCTAAAAAAGCACAGATCTTTTTAGTTGTAACTATTCAAAATAGAATGTCGCAACTCCTTAAGTGGATGGAGTCTTCAGATATCATAGAAGACCGGCTGTTACACCCAGACATTATTGATTCTATGGATGGAGCAGACCTTAGGAAGACGCTGGAGCTTCTTGAGAAGAAGATAGACAATACGCTTCACCAGATCTCTGAAATGATTGAACAGTCTAATAGCATACCTAAACAGTTTGAAGATCCTCAAAAGCTTAAGAAGATCACACAGCACGGAGAAGAAGTATTTAAAGACCCTGCGGTGCGTGAGAATACTAGAGCTAAGCTGCAAGACCTATTAGACAAAGCTAAGGGTGCAAAAGGCAGATGATAAAGAAGAAGAAACAGAATTACACGTCCGACCAAGAGCTACTGTTAGCTAAGCTCTTGGAAGAAGATATGCATCTGGACAGGTCGTTCTGGGACTCTTTGACCCCTTCTGAAAAGCAGTGGGCTATTGACTCTCTACACACGGAGAGTGATTCTCTAAAGCTGAATACACTGTGGGAGTACGACTATAAGTGGCTCCCTGTCTCGATACAAGAAGCAATGGAAGCTAACTACATTGATGAAATGGGCGTGGAGACTAATTACTACTTCGGCCCTGACTTCAAGCAGCTATACCCGTTCTGGAAGCATGAGCTTGGTATCACTTTGTCCCCTGACAGTCACATAACGGAGCATATAGCTACAGGTAGCATCGGTGGAGGGAAGACGACGTTTGCAGTGTTTGCGAACGCATTTAAGCTGTATGAGCTTTCTTGTCTTAGAAATCCTCACTCCTACTACAAGCTGATGAGTTCTGCTCCTATTGTATTCTCTCTGTTTAACGTAACTAAAGAGCGAGCAGACCTGTCTGCCTACACGATGTTAAAAGGCCTTGTTAACAACGCCCCTTACTTTAGAGAGAACTTCCCTATAGATAAGCGCAGAGTTATTGATGACGCTGCTGATGATGATCTGAAGTATGCTATTAAACTTCCTAATAACATTAAGATCATTCTAGGGTCTAGGCCTAACAGTGCCATTTCTACTAACGTCATTGGCGGCATCCTTGACGAGGTCAACTTTAAAGAGCTAAAGACCGTTAAGAATACAGAAGGCAAGATAGGAACGCAGGCGTTCCAAGTGTATACAAACGTACTTAAGCGTATTATGTCCCGGTTCGCTGCCGACAAGCGCAAGCTCCCCGGTATTCTGTGCAACGTAAGCTCTCGACAGTCTACTACTGACTTCCTAGAAGAGCATATTAAAACAATTGAAAGTGAGAATGCTAATTGTAGGTGTGAGGAGCTACCTCATACCTGTGGTGGTAAAAAGGCCCGTATTGTAGTTGCCTCTATCTACAAGATGAAGCCAGCGGGGATGTATAGCTCTAAGAAGTTCAGGGTGCAGATAGGCAACAAGACAATAGGCCATAAATTGCTTCTGGACGGTCAGCCCCCTGCTGAGGGTAGTGAGGTGGAGGAAGTGCCGATTGACTTCCTACAGGCCTTTAAAGACGATATAGACGGTGCTATACGTGACATCTGCGGACTAGCTACCTACGGCAATCAGCCGTTTATACGAGACCGTGAAAAAGTAATGGGCTGTGTGTCTAAGACACGAATTAATCCATTCCCCGCTACTGTGCCGCTGTACTCAGAGGTAGTTAAAAACACGGAAGGTAAGTATGTAGACGTGGCTCCTTCTTTGGAGGACTACCTACACAAAGAGGTACTTTTGCAGCACTACGGCACTGGGTATAGGCTTAGGAACTTCCCGACACATCAGAGGTTTGTACACGCTGACTTGTCCTTGACCGGGGACTGTACTGGGTTTGCTATGGGCTGTATCAGCGAGATGGCAAGGGTGCGCCGTCAAAACCGTGATGGGTCAGTGTCTGAGTTAGTGGTTCCTAAGATTTGGATAGATTTTATGGTACGCATAGTACCTACTGAAGGTTACGAGATAGACTACTCAAAAATCAGACAGTTCATCTATACACTAAGAGATATCTACAATGTACCTATTAAGCAAGTAAGCACCGATAGCTTTCAGTCGTCTGACTTGAGGCAGCAGCTTGCTAAAGAGGGTATAGACACCAAGATAATTAGTATGGACACCCCTAGGGACGATAACCCTCTAGCGGTGCGTATGGCTCTGTATGAAGGGCGGGTAGATATGCCTTATTACGATCCTCTATTAGAAGAGATTGTAGACCTGTACCACGACAAGGTTAAACGTAAAGTAGACCACCGTCAAGGGAAATGTTTTACCGGTGACACACGCATACCTTTGTTAAACGGAACAACACCTACGTTAAGTGAACTGTCAGAACATGGAAATGAAGTGTGGGTATATAGTGTAACCAAAGATGGTAGGTTTGTACCCGGAAAAGGTAAAGCGTTCCAAAGCGGAGAATCTGACGAGTTTGTGGATGTAATAATAGATACTGGATTTGTTGCTAGGTGTACTCCTAATCATCTGTGGATGTTGAGAGACGGTAGTTATAAAGAGGCTAAGAATCTTGTAGCTAATGTAGATAGATTGATGCCTATGAACAGAGGCGCTGTTTTTGGTAATCAGTATGAAAGGGTAAGTGATAAATATTCTGCTAGGGACTTAACCCACAGACTAGTGGACGCCTACTTTAATGGCCCCCTACCAGAAGGTACATATGTTCATCACGTGAATGAAGATAAAAAAGATAATAGGCCTGAAAATTTACAACGAATGAGTTCAGAAGAACATTCACGGGCACATACTCAAAAGAGGCATGATTCAGATTTTGATTACAGGTTTAAAGTTGCAAATTCTTTGCAGTCTTGGAACTTGAGCGACAGAGGAAGAGAAGTACACAGGTCTTCAATACTCAAGACTATGTCTTCTATGACCAGAGAAGATTGGGTTAAATCTGCTAAAAAGCGTAAAAACTTTAGATCGGACATAACTCCAGATGTCTTAGAGTGGGTTAAAGAACACGCAGAAGCACGTACTGCTAACTCTGCTGCTAGGGTTGCAGGGTGTGGTAGAAATGTAATAGTTAGGCTTGTAAAGGAAATGGGATTCTCTTCTTGGGAAGAGTTTAAAAAGGCAGAAACAGGGGATAACCACAGGATTAGAGCAGTACTGCCTGTTAAGTTGAAGGAGCCTGTTCCTATTTACGATTTGGAAGTTAATGAGTGGGACAACTTTGCATTAATAGGCGGGGTAGTAGTTCATAACTCCAAGGACGTTTTTGACTCTTTTGGTGGTGTTGTATGCGCTATAGGGCAGGAAGAAGACCCTGACACTCTCATAGAGGCTTCCTCTGAGTCAGGGCAGTTTATTATGCCTGTAGAGAAGCCAGCAGCTAGAGGCACAGACTCGTTTGTAATACAGGAACAAGTGTTTGGTGACTGTTTAACTAGGCAGAACGACTGAGGTAAAACATGGGTATAAAAACATATCTTGAAGAACAACTAAGAACTAAACTATCTATGCTGCTTGATCTTGAGCAGCTTCAAAGCCCGGAACAGGTAGTAGGGTTTGATGACGATAGCTTTAAACAGGTTACAAGCTGGGAGCTATACCAGAAGTCCATTCAGGTCACTAGAGACAGAAAGCGTCGATACCTAGAGTACGACAGGATGGACGAGAACGCTGACATTAAGATGGCATTGGATACGTATGCTGAAGAAGTTACCGTAGCCAATAAAGAGAAAGAGCGTACTGTGTGGGTTAGCTCAGACTCTGAAGATATCATAGAAGTTCTTCATGCTATGTTTGATCGCATTGACCTAGAAACCAACCTGTATGGTATCGCTAGGTCTGTGGCTAAGTACGGAGATGATTTCGAGCAGATTCTATACGATGATACACGAGGCGTGTACCAGTTTAAGTATATCGAGCCTACCCGTATAGACCGTTACGTAGACGATCAGAACCGGCTTAGAGGGTTCAAGGTAGAGGCGGCTAAGAGTGTAGCTGGGCAGGTATCAGGGGCTTCCTTAGCACAACCTTGGGACTTTGTACATTTCAAGATAGTAGGGGTGATCAGGGACGGGTGGGGTGAGTCCATGCTCATGGGCGTACAGCAGTCCTTCCGCATCCTAGAGCAGATGGAAACAGCACTAGCTCTGTACCGGCTGTTTAGAGCCGCAGACAGGAACGTGTTCTACATTGACGTTGGCACTGCGTCTACAGACCAAGCGTATTCTATCGTAGAGAAGTGGAGACAGACGTACAGAAAGAAGAAGTGGTTCCAGTCTGAGAATGGGTCACAGGGGTCAGGTCAGGTAGAGTTCAAACACAACCCTATTGACCTGATTGAAGACATCTTCTGGCCGGTGCGTAAAGACTCTGAATCTAGAATTGAAAAGCTTCAGGGGTCTAATAACGTAGGAGACATTGCGGACATTGAATACTTTCGTAATAAGGTGCGTAACGGGTTAGGAATCCCTCCAGAGTACTTCGGGTCTACAGAAGGTACAGGGGCCTACAATGCTGCTGCCGGTTTAGCCGCACAGGACATGAGGTTCTCCAGAAAGGTAGGTAAGCTACAAAAAGCTCTTATCGCAGGTATAGAAAAGCTATGCA